ATGTAGTCGTCCCTCAACAGGAGTTCGACCACCTGGATTCGCATCATCTCGTCCTCGGGCCAGCCCTGGACGATAAACACCAGCATCCGGTTGAGCCACTCGAAGGGCTTGAGCTTGATGCCGGGGCTGATCGTGTAATCCGGCCACAGCCGCTTGATCTCGTCGTAGAGCTCGTCGGCCAGGCGTTCGGCCACGCGCAGACAGGCAGAGTTCTCCTCATCCTCAGAGACTTTGGGGACAAGCTCTAGCTGCTCAAGCGGCAGGCGCTGGTTCATCCGGCCTTAGCCGCCTCCCGCTCGCGCTCCTGAATCTTCTCCTCCAGGCGCCAGTGCTCGGGATGCTCGTGCGGCTCACCGTTACCGGGGTGGGCATGGAAGTACCTGGCTACCGGCGTGAAGTGGCCGGCGAAGCCCAGCCAGGTCGCCGTTACCAGGTCATGCCAGTGCAGAGGGTTCATGCGTTCACCTGACGCACATCGGCCACGGCGCGGCCCCCTTTGGCGTCATACCATGTCACGATCACGTAAGGGATGTTCGTATGGTTCCAGACGGCTACCCCCGTAATCGTCGCGTTGGCAGGGATGGTGGACGTGTCGAAGCTTGCGAAAGCCTTTGTCTCGCCACGAGCCTTTACGCCTGTGAAGTCCCGCGTCTCCTCTTTCGGTGCCAGCTTCCAGGCCACGGGAGCGGCCACAAGGGCGCCTAGAGCCTTGAAGAATCCCCTGCGGTTCACCCCTTCCACGCCTGCAGCTCCTCCCTCACCACCTGGCGGATCATCTCGCAGAGTTCGGTCGCGTCCACGAAGTTCGAGCGGCCCACCTCCACCTTGGCTTGGCCGTTAGGCAGGCGCACGACCTTCTCAGGCTCGAACGTGCCGTTCTCGTCCAGCTTGCGTATGAAGGCCGCGATAGAGTTCGCCCCCACTCGCGGCTTGTCCTGCCCCAATAGGGGTACGGAGATCGGGACGTGGCCGTTGTCTTGGTTCATGGCTCTCCTCTGTGCGCGGTTCATAACCCCCCCACTGGACTGGTGCCGCCGGCAGGTCCGTTGAGCGCCGGCAGTCTCACGCTAGGCTGGCCTACCCCACCGCCTTGAGGCGGCGCCTCAGCCCCATCTGAAGGTGGCGCGGGCGCGAAAAGCGCGGGGTCGAGGTCGGCCTGCGAAGAAAATAGGGTCTGGATGACGTACAGTTGCGCCGCTTCCTTCAGATGCTTGGAACGCACGTAGAGCCGGTAGTCGTTGATGCGCCTCAGTTGGGCCTCGGCGTCGGCATAGCCCCATTCCTTGACAAGCTGACTGTCGTCGATAAACCCGCGCTCGAACTTCCACCAGGCGTGCTGCTCGCGCTGTATCTGCTCTTGCAAGGTCTCGTTCTCGGTCTTCAGCTTGAGGCGGAAGCCGCCGAGCATGGCGGCCGTGAGGTTGACGGTCGTGCCCGGCTCAGCCCGGTGCCGAGCCAATGGTTCCTCACCGCCGGCGATCACCGGGTACTGGCGCTGAGTATCCTTGGGCTCCTCGTGGTCCCAGTAGCGGATGGCGTGCAGGATGTCCTCATACAGCTCCAACCAGAACTGGTCCGTCTCCATCAACAGAGGGTTGAAGGGCAGTCGGGCCTGTTGCAGTTGCGAGAGGTTGGCAGAGCCCGTGCCTTCCCTTGCCTCTTGGAACGCTTCGCCCATGATGAAGCGGTTGATCTTGGCCGCCTCGAAGCGCCTCAGCGCGTCCTCTCGCAGTGTCAGGAAGGCATCAACCAGCTTGGTCGGCCAGGCCAAGAGCTCGCCCGGCACTATCGGCGCTTCCTTCGCGCCCGGCCTGGGCAGGGGCACGCTCATGGTGTCCCAGTAGACTTCGGGCATCCGGCCCACGGCCGCCTCGGGCAGGGACTTCAGCGTGGCGTACACCTGCTCCTGAGAGGAGTCGCGATTGGCCAGAGTCATCAGCACGGTGTTGAGCCAGTTGATGATCGTGGCCTCGACAAACAGAGGGTAGAGAGCCGGCCGGTAGCGGAAGTGCGGGTTGCGGTCGGACGAACGCCGGCCGGCAATCACGCGCAAGGTCGGGGCGTGTCGGTACGGCAGCGTGTAGCGGTTGACCTCGATGCCGTCTGTCTTGAACTCACCGGCCGCGTTCAGCAGGTACTCGACGCCCGCCCAGAGAGGGTGCCCCTCAGGGCAGACCGGACACTTGTTAGTCTTGTCCAGGTACTCACAGATCACCCGCCTGACCAGCTTGCTGGTGCCGTACTGGCTATCGTCCGGCGATACGTCATCGCCCACCCAGACCAGCTTGTTGGAGTCGTCCAGGAGCGGGCGATAGTAGAGCTTGGAATTGTAGCCGCCGCCGAGTTGCTTGCCGGATACCCGGTAGTCCTCGTTAGCCGATGCGATCGGCACCTCGGCGTCCCAGATGATGTATTCAAAGCCCTCGCCCCTTGGCAGCCAGCGCACAGAGAGCGTGTCCACGTCGTCGGTGTACCAGAGCATCCCGTCCGTCTCGCCGTACTCCTCGCGTCCGTCCAGCTCCGTAGGCGGGCGGTACATCAAGCGCTGGACCTTGCAGCCGTCCAGCCCCTGCCCCTCACCGATCTGGCGGTCAACCTTGCGGCCCTTGTTGATGTCCAGATGTCCGCGGGCAACCCATAGAGCCGTGTCCTGCGCCCGCTCCTCCAGCCGTGTCCCGTCACCGAGCAGCACGTAGTCAAACTCGGTGGGGTTCATTTGCAGAATCCCCGTGAGCTTGAACAGCTCCTCCTCGATGTCCGGCGTCTCGTAGTAGGCGGCGATGTCGCGCAGCTTGGGGTCTACGTTCGCCTGTAGCTCCCGGTGCAAGAGCTGGCGCCAGGACCGGCGTGCGTCCATGTACTGGCTGAACAGAGACTCAAGCTCTGTGCGCCAGTGGTCTACAGTCGTGCGGTCCATTAGCTAACCCTCGCCGGAGTGATAGCCTTGCTGGCGCCCACCAGCTTGACGGTGTTGCCTATAGGCAACGGCTGTCTCCCGTCCGCCACCTCGACGGCGTTCTCAATTGTGGCCGTCACGTCGTCGGCGATCCTGACGTACTCAAAGACTTCGCCTCTGTTGGGCATCAGCTTCTTGGCCAGGTGGACTCGCGTCATTTCGTCATAGCCGTCCGTGACTCCATGGCCGTTGATGTCGAAAAACAACCCCGGTCCCAGCATCCCCGGCAGGCCGTTGAGCCTAGCTATCACTCCACCAGCCCGCCTCATACGTGCTCCTGCCGCTGCGTCGACGGCCTCGGCGCCGACGTAATCGGCGTGAGCACGTAGCATCGGGTCGAATCCCCAGCGGACACGCGGGATACGGTAGAGGTGACTGAGAGCCAACCTCTGCTCTTCCAGCCGCTTCGTGTCTGAGGTCTGGAGCTTGTGACACTCTCTCACCCAGAGTTCACCCAGGTCATTCATGCTCAGCGCTGATAGGGCCGAGGGATGGCCATGCTCGGAGCCGTAGTCCTCGCCACCAACCCCGAGGCCCCAGACCCAATTGTCATGACCGGCCGGGATCGGCTTGAGGTATTTGGCGCGAGCGTTCGGGGCCTGTAACTGCGTGTAGACAGCCCAGCGCACACCCTTCGCCCTGCCGCCGTAGCGGCGGCTGAAGCTGTGCTCATCGAAGATAAGCTCCTGCCGCGTAATCTCCGGGTCTTGGCGACCGCCAGGAAAGACGGTGCGATTCGCCCATGTCGGCAGCTCGTACGCTCCTTGCTCGTGGGTGATGTGGTCACGCCAGCGCTCAGCCAAGGTCCCGTACCAAGCGTACCGAGGCTTGGCCTCGTCGTCCTCCAATGTCCCGGTGTACGTGATCCAGCCACGCCGGGTAACGATGCGCCCTTGTGCCTGCGTGCGGATGGTTTCGGGCATCTGGCCCGCCTCAACCACGAGCACGCCGTCACAAGGCTCGCCCGCGATGCCTTCGGGATCTTCGGCAGTCTTGGTCTCCACAACGACGCGCCCGCCAAAGAGCGCGATTCGGCAGCTCGATCCATCCGGGAAGTGATGAGAGCTAACGATGCCCATCGCCTGGCACCACTGGAGCAGGTAGTCGATCTCCTTGTGCGGCGCCCGATAGGTAGGGACGATCACCCAGTAGCGGTAGTCACGGTCAGGGTCGATGAGCGGCAGATCGATGTATATCTCGGCCGCACCCTCAACAGACTTGCCGGCCTGCCAACCACCTGTGACGACCTTCTCCCTCGGCCGCGGGAACAGAGCTGCCCCGAACTCTGGCGAGACATCGACGCCTACGCGCTCCAGTGCCTTGCGGCCGGCGAACTCACGCAGGCTAGCCGGCGTTAGAGTCTGCATCCTTCTTGAGTCCAGCTATCTCGCGCTGTAGCTTGTACCACTGGTCAGACTTCTCTTCCGCCACCTCAAGGTGTTGATTGGCCTTACCGATGTACTGCTCAAGCAAAAACCGGCCAGCCTGGCCATCGCCCGCCTTAGCAGCAAGATGCTGCAACTCCAGCCACAATATTGCCCGCCGCTTGTCGGCCTCGTATCCCTCGGCGAAGGCAATGAAGGCGGCTCGGGCGCTGGCAGGCTTTCGGCCCGAGCGACCTTTTTTACCAGCCATATTCGAGCCTGCAAAACTCAGCCACGCAGCCACGCTCAGCCCTCATGGCAACTTGATCACCGTCACCGCTGAGCCCGCAGAGGTAAGGTAGCTCTCCCAGTGGTCTAGCCGGCCACAACGGCACTGCCACTCGGCCACCTCAAAGATCGGCTGCCATCTCCTGCCCTCCTCTGATATCGGCCAGACGGCCTCACACACCTCGCCCTTGCCGGCCGTAGGGCAGTAGTCAGGGAGCCAGTAGGGGTTGCCCACGCAGTCGCAGCCCGGTACACATGTCAGGCTAGCGTTGGCACCTGACCAGACAGCGGGCACATCCACTACTTGATCCATCGCTATTCCCTCGCATACGAAAAAGGGCCAGACCCTTGTGGGGTCCAGCCCATCCTAAGGCTCACCTGCTCACCTGGCAGGCCGGCTATTTAGTTGGCGGCAGTATAGCACGAGCCAGGGCAAGAGGGGCGAAAACTTTCTCGTGCAGGGGGGTTGACAAAGTGTAATAGGCGGGGTACACTCACGTAAGGGAGCCGCAACAGGAGCGGCACAGAGCACAGAGCACAGAGGAGGACAAGGACAAGGACAATGAAACAGAAACAGGCACTCCAAATCCTGATAATTGCGGACAACGGGGGCGGCATGACCCTCCAGCTCCAGAGCGGGAGGCAGCAACGCTACCAGCATTATTATCTGGACGCCCGTGATTTGGTACGCGACCTCAAAGACGCCCAAGCCGATCCATCCTTCTCGGGGTGGGAGGGCAATGACCTGGAGGACGAGGCGTTGATCGCAGAAGAGGCGAGGTGGGGCACGCCCATCTGGCTAGAGCCCACATACGACGATATCCGCAACGGCGGCTATCTCGTGTTTTCGCCACAGGAACTACGCGACCTCGACCCCGACACCTGCGGGTGGCACAACGCTCAGGAGCTGCACGCACTCCTTTCGGACTGGGCTTGATGCCGCGCACCTACGTACCGAAGGAGCCGGTCTGGATCAAGTGCCTGCACGACGGCAAGGCCACGAAGGGCCGGGCCGGGCGCAAGTTCTGCGATACAGCCTGCCGGACCCGGTACCACAGCTCGAAGCGCTGGCGAGAGAGGGCGCCAGACGCCCGAAAGGAGACGAAATGAGCCAATTAACCGACTCGCTGGCAGCAAGAGCTGGACCGGCAGGCCTGGGAGGACGCATGAAGCTCTACAAGCTCACGGACCAAAACGGCCAGACTTACGGCGGCACACAGTGGGGCGAGAACGTCACCCACAAGGCTACCGGCAAAGGCACAAACTTGTGTTCAGACGGCTGGATTCATGCCTATGAAGACCCGTTTGTGGCGCTGTTCCTCAACCCGATTCATGGCGACGTCGTCGCGGCTACATTGCGGCTCTGGGAGTGCGATTCTCCCGATGGCGGGCCAATAGAGCGCGACGGGCCGCTGAAATGTGGGGTCAAGACTCTGACCACCGAACGCGAGTTGCCCGTACCAGTCATCACGACAGAGCAACGGGTGGCGTTCGCCATCTATTGCGGGCGAGCGGTCTATCAAGCTGAGTCCTGGAACCGATGGGCCGAAGATTGGCTAAGCGGCAAAGATCGCTCCGCTGCCACGTCCGCCGCCAGGGCCGCCGCCGAGGCCGCCTGGGCCGCCGCCGGGGCCGCCAGGGCCTTCGTTGACCTACCCTCCTTGGCACGTCAGGCATTGGAGTTCGCCGCATGAGCCCGCACCAGGCAGCCCCAGTTGCCTTTCGTGACGATGTGGCCGGCTACCTCGTGACCGTCCTCGTGAGCGAACCCAGACAGGGTTGCGGCTCAATACCGCCTCCACACGCATGATCAACGACCTCGTCCGAGACGAATTGAGGGATGCCCGGAAGGAGACGGAAAGATGAAGTGTGAAGCTCTGACAAAGCGCGGAAAGCGCGGCGCATGCTCGCTGACCCTCACCCACCAACCACGCAGGCGCCCGGCTCAGGCTGGGCGCCTTGCTCTAGCAGCTCCTCCCGCATGATCCGGATCTCGGCCGGCGCCTCAAAGCCTAGCTTGACACGGCGCCAACTGATCTCGGTCACGAACACACGCACCGGTCCATACGGCGTCTGGATCACCACTCCCTCGTTCTTGCGGCGGGACAAGATAAGGGCCAAGCTCATCCTTCCTTCGCCGGATGCGCGGCCAGCCAGTCGCACTCGGCACACTTACCCGGGGTTGGCATGTGCCAACCGACCAAATCCCCCCGGCTAACGAACCCTGCCACGTGGTAGATCATGCCTTCGCCGGCGCCAGCAGTGATCCCGCGCCGCCACTCGTCCTGCGTGTCACGCTCACTAAGGACAGCCTCGTACAAGACGCGGTCAACCCAGGCCCAACCATTGGTTGCACCCTCACTCAGCAGCGTGACGCGCTCGGCCTCTAGCTCCTGGATGCGGGCCTGGAGAGCGACGAAGGCCGGTTCTGTATTACGAAATCGGTGGGCGGCATCGCTGTACCAGTCCACCTCGTGCTTACAAACATGACTATCGGCGTGGCCTTCTGTACGCAGACACCGGCACGGCTTCCCCTGACGACTCGTATAAGAGGCCGCGCATCTTGCCATCAGGACTCTCCCTTCATGGCGTCGTAGCGGGCGAGGGCCTTGCGACTTTCGCCGATGATGCGGCGGTCAACCTCATCCTTAGTGAGGTTGAATCCCGGACGGGGCACCCAACTGATACCAGCACGCGCCACGATGTACGAGAGCGTCGAATCGGAGCGCCGTAGCGCCTCGGCCAGCTCACGAGCTAGAAGCTCTAGCTCCGCAATGCGTCCGATCTCCTCGTATCTCCTCATGTCTCCCCTCCCATACCCGTAACGCTCCCAATACCGGGCTTTGATGTAGTCGTTACTCATGACCAGCCGCCTTCATGGATCACCAGTGGCGCACGAAGCTTGTTCCGCGGCAGGCCAAGAGGAATAAACACGCTTGCCCGCACAGCGCAGACGATCATGTTCTAGCCTTGGTCGGCGCCGCCGGAAGATGACGCTCACTTCACCCTCCTGAACCTGACTCATGGTTTACACGACCATGGCGACCACCCGGAGTTGTCAACCCAAATCTCGTAGGCAACGGCGATGTTGCGCTCGGCATCGAAGGCATCGGCCCAAGTCCAACCACGACGGAGGAACCGCCATTCGTGCCATCGCCGCGAGATTTGGAAGAGGCCAGCATGATCTCCGTTGCTAGCTGATGGATTGCCGCCGGACTCCCCATTAGGACAGCCGACCGGTGCCCTCTCGTTCGGCGGCGTCGGGCCGTAGACCACGGCAAGCGCCTCGCCACAGGGCCATGAGTACGAACAGATAAGCGCCTCGACCTCAGCAGCAGACGGCCATACCCACGCCGGCGCATCAGGCTCAGGAGCAGGAATAGGCTCAGGAGCAGCGGGGACAGCATCTACGGCTACCTGAGGGAGCCGGGGCGCGGCAGAAACGCCTCCGCCTTCATCGCTCTGGCCTTCCAGCGCCGAGCCTCTGCCATCCACAGCCATTGACTGATCAGGCCCAGAATTATCGCCACCATCAAGAGCACTATCGCGATTGTTTCCATCGAACCTCCCTACGAACACTAGGACCAGGAGCGCAATCGTGACGAGGGCCGTGCGCGCCTGGCCTCCGTAACCTATGCCGAAGTCCTTTCAAACAGAGCCTCTGCCATCTCGTTGAACTGCGCTTTGGCGGCCTCGGCGGCGGCCCTGGCGGCCCTGGCGGCCGAGGCGGCCTCGGCGGCGGCCCAGGCGGCCCAGGCGGCCCAGGCGGCCTCGGCGGCGGCCCTGGCGGCCTCGGCGGCGGACGTGGCAGCGGCATCTAACTCTTCAACGCTCGCCTCGCCGTTGGCAAAGCGGCGTGCGGTGGCTATCGCGGCGAGACTGCGCGGGTCGGGCTTCGCGCCCCGCGTCCTCACGATCTCCACCGCGCTCTCGGCGCAATCACAGGCGAACAGCCGCAACTCGCGCTCGATGTTGATGGCCCGCACAAGCCGCCTTGTCCGGCTCACCGCCTTGTCTTTGTCTCGCTTCACGGGCTCCGAAATTTCGACTAGGCACAGCATCGAGCCCGGCGCGTACTGCAATGCGTCCCAGGGCGTTGGGCTCGAATGGTAGCCGCGATCACAGAGCTTGAGCCGCCCCGTGATCGTGCGCTCCTCCCCCTCCGTCCAGGCAGGCTCAGCACCCGAACCAGACCTCATGTCGTCGCGCAGGAAATGCCATGCGCGTATCATCTCAGCCATCACTCACTCCTTTCCTGGACCGTCCTCAACGCTTCCGAATCGCTGCCGAGTTCGCTCTTTGACGCGAGCCATGGCAGCATCGAAAGCATCAAGGTCGGCGTCCGACACCAACCGAATCGCCACCCCGGTCTCTGGGTGCATCTCAATCAGCACCTCGAACGCCCGCCGATGCTCCAACTCCCACCGCGCATAGGTCCGCACGTTCGTGTGAGCCACGGGGTCAACCGAGAGGCTTTGAAGGCTGTCATTGGCCCACTCCGCGAATTCGAGCTGCCACTCGCGAGGTATTTGCGCCCGCTGCTGACTTGCCGCGATTTGTTCCGTTTGCGTTGCCGCCACAACCATCCCTCCTGTGCGCTTCAAGACGCGCCTTCACCCACAAAACACTCCGCGGCCGAGGCTGTGCTAAGGCCGCAGCTTTGAAGCAATGCTCAACACAGTCCGGCGGATGCTCCTGCTCAAGAGCAAGCAATTCCTCCCTGAGCATCCCGTTCAAGCCGCCACTAAACGCTTGTTCGTAAAGGCTGAAAATGTTCGGGCGCAGCTGCTGCTGCTCAAGATCACTAGAAGGCAAAGAGGGCAAAGAAGGCAAAGAGGGAAAAGAAGGCTCAGAGAGCAAGGCGACATTTAATGACTTGTCAGTACAAGTCTCTACATGTAATGACTTGTCAGTACAAGTCTCTCCATGTAATGACATTCCCGGTATTGTCGCGATTACGGCCTCTGGAGGGCTGGGGAGTGTGCTCGTCGCCTCGTGCGGATGAATGTGCTGGTTCCTCTGGAATGTCGGAATCCAGATACACCGCACCCCCTCAACCTCGTAGCGGCGGACGAAGTGCTTGGCTTCTAGGGCCGCCAGCAATCCCTCGATGTCGATCCCGCGCTTGTCATACTGGAAGGCATACGCCTTGATTCGAGACGGTCTGTCCTCTAGTCGACCTTCACGGTCCGCGAGCTGCCACAGGGCGATATAGAGCAGGCGGGCCGCCATTGGTAAAGCGCCAAGGTCTTCATTACTGAAAAAGCTGGGCTTGATGTCGCGAGTCCTAGCCATGCTTCGCCTCTCGCCGGCGCAGAGTTTCCCGTGCTTGAGCACGAGTCAGGTCAGGATGCTCGGACCAAAAGTCGTCTACCCGAGCCTCCCACTCTTGGATGTCTTGTAGGACGCCAGCCGCCTCCGGGCTTCCCGTTGGAGCACCATGATTACGAGCGCTAGGTCTTCGTCCGGAATGTTGGGCGGATACAACATATGAAGGGTCTTGCTGTCGCGCCTGAACGCGATGGAGAAACTCGTCCACCCCAGGTCCGGGTCGGTCGGCCTCAAGAGCTGATAAGGGGGCGTGGCCATCAAGTTCTCTCCTTTCGTACAGCTCAATCCCAGCCTTCTGGCGTGCTTCGGCCCACCAACCCACCTGATCTGAACAGCGCCAGCACAGCGCGGAATCGATGTGGTCATTGATGCAGGGCCTCACTCCTGTACCTCGATCTTTCCTTCGCACTCCCGGCAATAGAGCCTGGGAAGGTAATCCACCGTCACCCCTTGACGGTGGGCTTGCTCTAAAGCCTTGCCCTCTAAGACCGCTGCCGGCTTACCACAGCCAGGACGCATACAGAGCCGGTGAAGGACAGGTGCCTTCATGCCGGCGCCTCATCCCAAGTACGGCCGTCCAGGAGCCGCCCACCGGAGGTCGGCCGAGGACCGGCCCATTGCTTCCAGAAAAAGGGCACCCCGGCTGCGACGCACTGGTCGCGCAGAGAGCGCACCCAGGCCAGGGCTTCGGGCTTGGGTATCCACGCCGCGGGAGAAGCGTCCTCGGACTCGCTCCCACAAGGACAGGAATAGTGGCCAAAATGACCGTGACACCCACATATGCAGCGCTCGACCAGCGCCCGCTCCGCAGGACCAGCGGACTCGCCGCCAGCAATCACCCAATCGATGCCATGTTTGAGGCGGCGCACGAAGCCCATTGAGTCCATGTGTTCGCGGGCTAACGCATCGATCTCCTCTTGGAACTCACCGAGGGGTTTCAGCCACGCATCGGGCGGCGGCTTAGGCAACTTAATCCGCGTCAGGTCTAGCGGCCCCAACAGCGGCTCGCAGGAGAGGAAACGGACGGCTGCCGGCGTGGCCAACAGGATCGGTATGCGCTCGTCGGCCCAGTGCTGGTTCTCGACGGACACGCCGAGCCAGACGTTATCGAGCGGCCACGGCAGCCATTCACTCTTTGCCCGCGCTTCGCCACCTAATCGCCCCAACTTCGCAAAGTGAAAATCTATTGGTGCCCGGGCCATCCCTTTTGCGGCGTCAGTCACCTTCACGTCACGGTATTGCCCCGCCGCAAAGTACTCCCGCATCCGCTCCGGCCTCTTGGTGAGCACCTGAAACGTGAGCCGCGGCTGCAAGGCCATCGTGGCGAAGATGCGGTCAAGCCATTCGTCTTTCACCCACTCGGCAAACAGGTCCGTCATGTCGCACAGGAATAACTTTGCGGGGCTGCCTCGATAGAGAAGAATCTTCTCCAGCACCTTTTCATCCAGGTAAGGCTCTACCAGCTCCCGGTTCCCGGGCAGGAAGGCTACCCCTGTCCCGTAGCGGTGCTCGTTCCACTCGGACGCATAGCAGTGAGCACAGCCGGGCGACACCTTCTCGCAGAAGTGGCCTACCTTGCCGGTCTCACGGTTGCGGGCACGGAGAGGATTCGCCGAGAAGTCGGTCCAGCCGATTGGGGTCTTGTTCACGTCAGCACCGTAGAGGGGAGGTACAGCCACACTCACAGCACCTCCATGCAGCCGTTCAGCAGCGGCGCGGCGGCGATGATGCGCTTCCGCGCCATCTCGACGTAGGCCGGGTTCAGCTCGATACCGATGGCGCTGCGCTCCATGCGGATGGCCGCAAGCAAGGTCGTCCCTGAGCCCGCGAACGGGTCCAGCACGGTTGCCGGGACTATCTCGGCCTCATGCTTGCAGGACGGGCGCCAGCTATCCGTAGCGCGAGTGGTTGGTTGCCAGCCGGTGCTATCTGTCTTGGTTGGGCTATTCAGGGGGACGTGTGCAGGTTCGCGGCCGTTAATGTGGCCGGTGCGTTCCACCACCCGCACCCAGGGCGCGCCACAGGCCGCACAGACGCCCTTAGCGGACGTCCCCAGGCTGATGCACCGGCGCGGCAGCTCGCTAGGAAAAGTTGCGAAGTGGGCGTCACGGAAGGGCTCAGGCGGGATGATCCAGTAGTTCCAGAGGTTTCGGCCGGTGGGGGCGCTGCCGTTCGCTTCGGCTTCGTCCCACCGCTCGTTAAAGCCTGCGTGACGGCGCCTATGGCCCTCCTGTTTTGCGGGACGAATCCCGTTGCGCTCGGCGGTTGGCATGGACTTATGGGATTCAATGGCCCGCGCCCTGCGCGCCGCCGCTTGATCTCGCTCGGGCGCGGCAAACGCCACCCGCTCAGCGTCGAGGTCGTAGAAGTAGCGGCTGGACCGCGTGAGCAGGTATATCTTCTCGGTGGCGCTCGTCGGGCGGCCGGCGGAGATACGGAGAATGAAGCCATCGTTAACAGCGCATTTAGCGCAGCCGGGACACTCTACAAGAGAAGGAGTATTCGGTCGTTCTTCCGCGAGTTGCAGGGCTGGCAGGCCGCCACGACGTTGCTCATCGTGTGCGGTCCGTCCTTGCTCAGTGGTATTACGTGATCCATCGTCAGTTTCGCTGGCTGTTTGCAATAGAAACAGCGGCCCTTGCTCAGACGTAGGATCTCCCGCCATTCCTGCGTCGTCAGACACCCAGGACTCTGCGCCTTCCGCGCCCTGCGACGTTCGGACATGGCCGCGTGAACCGCTCTGCCCTTGGGTGTCTGACGATAGCGACGATCTATCTCGTGCTTGCGTAAGCGCCATTGCGGATTCGTCTTGCGGCGCTGATGCGCTGCGGCGGCGGACGCCTTCGCGCTGGGACTGTTCCGCCACTGGAGCAGCCACCGCGCCCTCGCCGCCCGTGCCTTCGGAGTCGCTGTGTATTTGGCTTTGTTGCGCCGGCCGGATGGGGATCGACTCGCCAACCGCCTCTTTTCCTTTATATCCGGGCGCTGTTCCCGTGCTTTGGTAGTGATCTGCCCCTTGAGGCTGGCCTGATATTTCTGGCGCGCTATTTGGTAGGCTGCCGTTTGTCGATATTCCTTCGCCTTGCGATTCCGACAGGTTGGACAGCGCGGGTCGTGAGCCTTCGTCGGCTCGAATAAAGCTTGGCAATCGGGACAGCTTTTCATACTCTTTAATTGTAATCCAATGCCTCTCCCATCGCGAGCCTTGCACACTCTCCGGCATCGGAGAGGGCTTGCACCAGGTAATCTCGCTGCGTATCCACCAGCCATCAGCTTGCAGCGCCAGGGCCACACGCGCCGGCATCATCATGAGGTCCTTCGCCTTCAGGCCCGTCTGGGCCAGCCGGTTGCTTGCGGGCCCATCCGCGCCCGCACGGCGGAGAGAGCCGATATTGCCCATCTGAATCGGCCCACCCTTGTAGCCTCGCTCGCCATCACGGTGATAGCCGCCACGATTGCGGCTGTGATACCCGTCCCCAAGGTTCACCCAGAATGTGCCGTCACGCCTGAGCACCCGCCTGACCTCGGCAAACACGGCCACCATCTTGGCGACGTACTCGTCTATCGAGCGCTCTACGCCGATCTGCCCTTCGACGCCGTAGTTGCGCTGGCCGAAGTAGGGCGGCGAAGTCACCACGCAATGCACGCTCTCGCTCGGCAGCTCGGCCAGCCGCTCGAGCACGTCGCCCTGCCTCATCTCCCAGCTCACGCCGGACACTCCGTGCGACCGGCGCTGACGCCAACCAACGTCTCAGGGATCAGTCTTGCCTTGTTCATGTCGCCTTCACCTTTCCGCCCTCGGACAGCACCGCCTTGATCTCCTCAAAGTCGTCAGGCAGCAGCCAGGCGTAGTACTCAACCCCTGCCGTGAAGCAGCGGTGCGCCATCTCTACCTGAAGGGGCTTTAGGTTCTCGGCCTTGCCGTCTTTGCTGCGGCCCTTTAGCTCCGCAAAGATCACCCGCTCTCGGAATAGCACCAGGTCCGGCCACCCGGCCGGCGAGCGCTGCGCGTAATAAAGGTGGAAGGGCCACCATCCGAGCACCTGGGCAAGCTCGATGATCTGCGCCTGCCACTTAAGCTCGCTTTGATAGCGCACGCGCTCTTTCTCTCCCCATGCCTTACGGGCAATGGGCTTACGTCGGGCGAGGCCGTTCCAACTCTGTGCCTGGCGGGGTACGGGCACTGGTTCTCCTTCTCAGGTCTGCTTCCGGGCCTTCGCCCTCTCTATGCAATCAGGGCACACCAACCAGCGGACATAGGGCAGCCTGCGCTCGGTAGGCTGGCGGCATAGGTCACAGAGGGCACTGGCCTTCGGCTCGATCAGCGGGAGCTGGAGCGCGGTCATTCCTGAGCCTCTGCTAGGAGTTCCCCACAGTCACGGCAGATGTATTCGCCTTCCTCCGAGTAGGCCGGCGAGTGCTTGTGCTGTCGGGCCTTGGCTCGTTCCTCAAGCTCTATCAACAGACGCTTGCGCTCGTTCCCGTTGAGGTCACGGGCGCCGCGGTTGTTGAATATTTGCTGGCTCACCACATCGACCTCATCAGGGGCAAATCCCATCTGTTGGGCCAGTTCCAGGAAGGTGAGCTTTGGTGGGGACGCAGCAGGCCCCGACGCTCCCCGAGAAGAGGCCGCATCCGGTCGGGCTGGTTTAGCGGCGTTCATGTTGGGTGTCCCCTGCTGCGTTGCCCCATGCTCGATATCCATCTCCTCAGCGGGTGTCGCCTCATAGCCAGCGAGCGCCATGATGAAGCCGAGCGGTAGACGAAGGGCTTTCGAAGATGCGCGGGTTTGGGCCATGGACCGAAGCGCGTACTCCGCCCGTGTCGCCCAGGTCTTTTCGTCTCGCGTGCACTGCGCCTCTGCGGCGCCTACGACGCGCCCATCCAGGGTGCGGGCTTCTACCCGTGCCTCCCAGCCTTGGTCTAGATGGCGCGTCCAGATGCAGACAGGGAACACACCCAGGAGGGAGCCGAGCAGCGTCCAGCCCTCGAGCCGAACGTACTCTCGGCCGCTGATGGTCGAGGCAAGCTTGCGTGACCGCACCACATCAGCCAGGGCATTGGCTTTCTCGTGGGCTGATTTGATGATCGCGTTCGGGTCGTCTGTGCCGAACAGTGTCATGGGTGCGTACGGGATCAGTTCTGTCGTCATGGCTTCACCTCTTTGACCTCAGTAATCTCCACCGGGTGCCTGGTAAGACAAGTGCCTTCATCCAGTGCTACCACCCGGCGTTTTGCGTCAGCCTCATCCAATGCGTAGACCAACCGCGTTTCGCTCACCTTCGCCGCAGATGAACAGATCACCCATGTCGTTTGTGTCATCGATTCGCCACGGCTCAGGCGTGTGCTCACTCATCCTGTCCGCCTTCCGCGATGATCCAGAGAAACCAAGCTGTCCAGATCACGGTGGCGATCACGGCGACAGCAACGGCGTTCTCAAACAGGGCTTGAAGGGCAGTCATCGGTAGCGGTCCCGGTATGCTACGCAGCCGTCGCAGTCGTAGTCCTCATGGCAGCGGCCATAGACTGCACCGCTCACAGGCTGAGGCGTCCAGCCGCCCGCACCTCCACAGGAAGGACAAGGGCGAAGCTCCATCAGGTGCCGATGCTTGCAGGCTCTGCAGTCGAAAAGAAACCGCCGTTGCTTCTCCATCCCTCACCCCCTGATCGAGGCTTCCTGCGCCTCTATGTCCGCTTGATTGCCGAGGGCCTTAGCCATGGCAGCATCGATGTCTGGGATCAAGGACGGGTGATGAGGCCACTGCGCCTCATCACGATCAAGCCCACGCAATGCGAACGCTTCACGTGCCGCTTGCAGCGCCTCTAGAAGCTCCGGCGCGGCGGCTATGAGGCGGGCGTTGGCTTTACACCGTTCCCACGAAGTCTCGTCGTAGATGTTGCTTAGCCAGGAGCCGTCAGCATCAGAATCAGATGTGTGGATACGGCACACGGCAATGCCTGTTAGTTCCTCGACGTACCACGGCCCCGGCGTCCCCTTGAACTCTGTCTCGTTGCTCATGTATGCTCTCCTTGGCTGCAAGGCGCTCTCTTTGGTGGCCCCGGCCCTCGCTAGTAAGGTCCGGGGCCTATCCATCCCTGGTTCCTCGATAGGCCCTTCCTTCCTTTACTCACCCTGACGATGGGCGGATGCCTCCTTCGGAGACGGCCGCCGGCAGCTAGCCATCCTTCAGCCTCCATCGTCTAAGTGCTCTGGCGTGGGCTGGCCCACGGCTTGAAAGCTCCCAGCCGCAGAACTCGAAGCGCTTGTCTTTGAAAACAGCGCCCATCAGGTTCTGCCGTGGCGGGTCGCCTGCCATGCCCCGCACGTCGTTAGCCGTGACGTAGGAGATGAAACGGTAGCTAAGCATTCTCTCGGCCCAGTCCCGCGCCTTCCTTAGCCACTCCTGGCACTCATCGCCCTGGCTAACCAGCGCCAGGCCACGGTCGCGGCGCCGCTCGCCGTCGAGCAGGGAGAGCTGTACGGCGGTCACGGCTCGGTCCCGTTCTGGAGGAATGCCTGCACGTCGGACCAGCGCCGATAGACCTGTTCTAGTTGTGCCTTCTCCTCGCGGGTCTGTTTCTCCGCCTCTTCCCAGGCGGCGTCATCCCGGATGCCCTCGACAGCACTCTCGATCAGGTCCGCCAAGACTTGCGGCTCTAGCGCGTCCAGCTCCCAAGACTCGTTGCCGTGGATGCTGATGTAACCGACCGCCCGGCTGTCGGTGATCTTGGCCGGGTTCGGCGGCGGCGTGTACTCCTGTACCTGATCCATGTTCAGGGCCAGACGTTCAAACTCCAGGCCGCCCATGAAGAGTTCGAGGCGCGCCTGTATATAGGCGATCAGGGGCATTACGACGCCACCGCCTCCGCCAGGGGCACGGCCTCGGGCTCATGCTCGTGATCGACCTTGCGCGTGACCTTCGACCCCTGGCAGCTCATGCACAGGCGGCCCGCCCGGGATTGCCCGCTGCCCTCGCAGGCGTCGCAGGGCACCTCCACCAGGGCCTCGGCCTTGCGCGTGCTCTTGGCCCGCCAGGCGGCGTTGGCCCAATACAGGGCCTCACCGCAGAGGCGGCAGACCAGCGGGTCCGGGCTCGACACCTCCGCGAACGGGGCCGGTGTCCAGATGCGGTGCGACTCGACCAGCGAGCCGCCGCGGAGCTCGATCCCCTCGATGCGCTGCAGCGGCGCCTGCAGGGACAGCAGCACCTGGCGGATCAGCAAATCCGCCCCGTCGTTGTGCTCTTTGCCCTTCGCGCCGTGCAGCTTGACCTCTGCGCCCGTCCAGCGCCAACAGGCGAAGAGCGAGAGCTTGACCATCTGGCCGCGGGCGCTGAGGTAGCTGGCCTCGACGTAGCAGGTCTGCGCGATGCGCTCCGGCAGTGTTTCGGTCGGACCGGTCACGACGGCCAGGCGGACGATGCCGTCCTCGATGGCGCTCGCGGCGCAGTCGGCGGCCAGCTCCTCGAGGAAGGCGGCCGGCTCGGTGAAATGGATTTCGTGCAGCCGCGTGGTCATGCCGGCACCGCCACGACCGGCCAGTATTCTAAGTAGCGGCCATTGGTCACCAGCCTGCGCCTATAGATGGTCCGGCTGATGCAGAGCAGATGTCCAAGGCTGTAGAGGACAGACGATCTGGGCAGATCGAGCGCCTTGCTGATTTCGCTAGCCGTGCAGCCAGGATGGGCGGATATGTACCGTTGGATGGAGGCGTGCCTCGTGAGGGGTGGCCTGACGTTCATCGCCCGTCCGTCCTCTCGCGCTCGGCGCGCTTCTTGGCGCGGCAATCGGCGCAGCGCTTAGGCTCCTGGAGCTCGCGCTGGGCGAAGAACTCCTGCTCGCCCGCGGTGAAGGTCCAGGGCTGGCCGCAATCGATGCAGGTGCGCTGCAGGTCCTGGTACTGAGGCGGTGCCATGGGCCTATGCCTCCTCCTGCCGCAGCGAGGTGCGTTGCCAACTCTTGCCTAGGCCACGGGCATCTATGGCGTGCCGCAGGCCGTTCGCGAACTGGACGACGACGTAGGCTGGCAGCCCCTGGTCGTAGATGGGCTCGCCCTCGTAAGTCGTGGTGATCACCCTGCCCGTGCCTTTGACGGCGGGGTGCAGCCAGGACGGCCATATTGGCCGTAGCCGTCAGCATTATGGCCACCCTGCCAAACCCAGCAATCTTCTAAACGAATGTGGTGGTGGCTTAGCTTTCGAACTCCCCCTCGACGTGTAGGCTCACCATGAAGGCTTCCCGGCAATGCGGGCAGGTCATGCGGCCGGAGATCGGTACTTTGAGCGCCGCCAGAAGCTCTGAGTCCAGCTTGGCCCACAGCCACTTGAAGAATGGGCTCTTGGGTTGCCAGCCGGGTGGCGGCGCCGTGTCGCGGTATCGCTGTTCGAGCATGATCCTCCCCCTGTGCGTTACTTCGGCGGGGAGAGTAATCGACTCGCGGCAATATTACCGATGGGTTCGTGTCGCTGTCTGTGAGTCGGGCCATCTTCGGCCCTTTCTCTGTCTCTCAGACAAACGTTTAACTTCGCACTATATATGTACGAGCAAGAACGTTAAGTCTGAGGCTCGGGCGTTACTTTACCATTATTCTCGCTATGTTCAGGTTTAGGTGTTCGCCATGCCAGCGATTTGCAGCGGGGACACTGGACTGGGTTCGGCTTTCGCGGCTCCCAGGATGCTCCGCAGCGCTGGCAGGTGAAGAGATTGACTGTCACCATGGGGCCATATTACTATGAATTTGGTTACTGTCAAGGGGTTGGAGCCCTTAATTTTGAGGAGGCATGAAGATGAGCAGATGGGATGAATCACCAGAAGAGCTGAAGCGGCGTGAGGAGGCGGGGATCGATGGTGACCTCGATTGGCACTGGTTAGTCAAGCTGCGCCGTGGCTATATGACCGCACCTGACCTAGATGCCATAGCCGAGATCGATTACCTGCGCTGGCATCTGGAGGAGATGCTGCGCGCCGAACGTGCCCGATCAGTTTTGGACCAGGCCATCGATAGCGCGACAGGCTTCGACAAAGAGAAGATGCGTGAGGCCAAGGGGATCATGCGCCGGATCAGGACACTACAACGTCAAGTCACGGGCCACGAGGCAGGATGATGGCCCCTGACCTCTGTCCTAAGTGTGGAGCCTACTGGGATTGTGGATGCGAGAAGGCCGCGACCTCCATAAGAACGTGGTATGTACCACCGGCCACGGGAGTTAATACCGAAGGACGCTTATCTGGCGCATTGAGGCTTGAACGACGAGATGGAAGCGTAGTCATCGTCATGCCACAGGCGGATCTCGGCCCTCCAGACCCTAGACCACGCCTAGAACCCCTGTAGCGGCGTCCACGATGGCCGCGGCCAGCGCTACGATCAGCGCGACTAGCGCAGCCTTCACCTGCGGCGTCCAAAGTCGTTTCATTGCCTTACCTCCAGTACCTCTTACTCGCGTAGGCCGATGCTGGGACCGTGCCTACCCCGCGCCTCAGCTTTACGCCGTCCGTCCTGTCGTGCCCTGACCCCGGACCGCCCCTGCTCCTGGGTATGTCCAGCACGTCAGGCTGGACGAGCGCCTTCGCGCAGTACAGGCAGTAGCCGTCCAGATCGGGCAGCGGACGGGCACAGACGCAGAGCTGGACTACAGACATGATGTCGTCCCCGCATCGACCAACTCCCGGCCCCAGGACAGCGGCAGGGCGTTCTCATGGCCCAGCAGCACGGCCGTACAGGGGCCGAGGTTCTGAATCCGCTCCGCGCCGCAGGCTAAGCCTGAGCACTGAATCGGCGTCAGGTACTGGCCGCTGAAGAACACGTAACCCGTGTAGGTGCGGAAGAACACCGCGATGCGTGTGGTCTGGCGGTCGCTGGATCCGTAGACCAGCACGTCGCCGAGCAGCGCCCCGCCGTTGTGTGCCTGAGGGATGGCCGTGCGCTCCAGGCGCTGAATCTCGACGTACTCGAAGTCATGCCGGCTGTCCGGGCCCGTGTTCATGAAATCGCGCCATCCCGGCACGGCCCCTAGGTTGGCCCCGTACTGCTCGTTCCAGGTCAAGAGCGCGTGCATGAGCTCGTGCAGGGCCACGGCCAGCCTCGATATGTCGAAGCTCCAGCCTTCCATCGAGCCGTTCAGCACGATGTTGACGTTGCCGGGAAAGCCCTCGCATAGGCAGCCGATCACCCCCGGCGTGGCGCCAGCCGCGGCCGTCCACTCGACCCCGCAAAGGACGCGGATGCGCCAGCCGTTCGCGGACTCCAGGAACAGGGCGCCGCTCTCGCGGCTGATCGAGTTCATGGCCTCTCTCACGGCCTGGGCGGACTTGGGCGAGCAGGAATCCTCCAGCCGGTAGCGGAAGACGCCGAAGCGCAGCAATTCGGACTCGGCCAGGTTCCAAATGTTCAGGCCCGGGAATTGATCCGGGCGCGGTTGTCCAGGCAGCGGCGGGTCGGCCGCCTCAGTCTTTAGGCCGAAGGCTAAATTTAGCCCCGCGACTAACAGCACCGCAAGAATGAGCCGTCTCACTTCGCCGTCCTCAAGCAGGCCATCGCCTCAGCGCTCTCGATCAGCACCGGCTCCGAGTCCTTACCTTTGAAGTACTCGCCGACGTTGTTCAGGACCGGCGTGTCCTGCCAGTGCAGCTCCTCGAGGCCGTTGCGTGCGATGGCCGTGTTGCCGCCGTTCTCAGAGTTCGGCGTGTACGTAACCGTCAGGGCCTTACGGCAGAAGTCGAGGGCATCGAAGGACGGTGAGGCGGGCCGTATCTCCTCCACTACCCCAGCCTGGTTCTCGACCACCGCGCCGCCGGCCAGGCCCAGCATGAGCATGACCCCGGCCAGTAAGCCGCCGCCTCCCGCTATCGCGCTCCTAATCATGGCTTCACCCCTACATCGATCCCAAGACGTACATAGCGGCGGTGGCGATAGCGCCACCAGTGGTGAGTGAGGCCGTGATCAGTTTCCATTGCGCCATCAACACGCTTTGGCGCACTTTCGAGTCGCTGCGCTCACTCCACAGCGTTCCTAACCGCTTCTCAATTTCCTCATTGTTTTCGCCATGCCATTTGTCGTGACCATCCTGGCGGCCTTCTACTTTGGCGATCCGATCCATGGCCTTTGAGACATTGCCGTTCTGCTCTTTTTGCAACACTCTTAATCCTTTGATGTCCTCGATTAAACCCGCGTTATGCTCACTATCCTGAATACGCTCCTGATCCAGGCGCTCGTTCAGATGCCGGAATCCATCATCAAACCGCTGCAAGACCAAGGCACGGAAGCCCTCGATGCGTTCGGCCAAGACTTCAAGAGTGGGAGGCTGGGGCACTTCTCATTCCTCTTTCCAATCCACCCAAGTCACGGTCTGCCCGGTCCGCGTCCAAGCGTGCTGGCAGGCTTTGCTCTTGTGGACCTTGTGGCCTTTCGGCAGCTCGCAGAGACAGGGCTTGTTGTCAGTCCAGTCCTTTGCCGGACACGGCTCGCCACAGATCGGTTTGCTCATTTCCGCCTCAACTCTCCCGTGGGCACCGACACGCCCTCTAGCTTGCAGTAGCCCCAGCCCCATTGCCTGTCCATCTCGGCGTCACCGTTGCAAGGCTTCAAGCCCTCGCCGTGACACTCGATGCACTCCGAATATCTGCCACAGACGCATTCGATCAGCGCCATGTGGACGTAGCCGCCCTCAAAACTCGATGGCGTCATTGGGTCTATCTGGCTGTTCATGCCGTCACCTTGCCCTTGACCTCCCGGAAGGTCAGCATCGGCACCTGACTCAGCTCCGTTATCGGCGACCCCAAAGGCGGCGGCCGGATATGCGCGATCTGGTTCTCCCAGGTCGCGGGCACATCCACCACGCCCCACTTGAAGCGGCGGATTACCTGAGCATTGGCCTCGGCGTCGGTCGTGACCTTGTCCTCCAGCGTGGATGTCAGGTTCGTCCAGTGGCTGTACCGAGACTTCACTCCCTCGTAGTCCACGTAGACATCCCATTCGCGCTCGATCACGAACTTCTGCACCATCGTTATCAGCCAGGGCCCGCCGAGGGGTGTCTTGGCCGAGCTGGCGGCGTTGTTCAGGGTGATCCTTGGGATCGCGTCCCGGTAAGGCACGCCGGACGAAGGCACCAGGTATTCCTCGAAGGCCTCGTCCAATGCTCCGGTGTTGATCTCGGCGCTCGAAAAAGCGGTGTCGCCGCCGGTGTCCATCTCCATCTGGCAGGTGCCGTAAGAGCCGCCCGTGGCCGAGATCTCCCGCGACAGGTAACGGATCGAGTAGAAGGCTTTGTTGTTCTCCTCCGGCCCAAAGTCCAATCGCGGCATACGCAGGAACAGCGGCCCGTTCTGCTTAAGGATGGTGGTGTTGACCAGCGCACTCTCGAAGATGTTGCGCGGCTGGAACATCCTGGCCACGCTCAGTCCGGTCGTGCTCACCGGGTAGAGCCGGTAGCGATATTGCTGGTGAGTGTCGATGGCCGCTTCCGCCCACGGCAGGGGCACGGTGGCGATGGCGGCGCTCTTGCTCTGTAGAGGCGTAGAGGCGTGCCAGGTGCCGTTGACCCAGTACCACCATTGGGCATTTGTCCCGTCCTCGTTGGCGACTTCGCAGATCAGGACGGAGCCGGCCGCGAACATGTTGACCACACCCACGGCCGAGGCGTAGCCGTCGTGCTTGAGGAAGCCCAGGTCGCGCACCGTGCCCGCCGCATCGACGTGCAGCACCTTCTTCGCGAGGTTGTTCGAGGTGTCGCCGCAGACCGCCACGCCGCCGGCGAAAGGCACGGCGAAGGTGACCGTCACCAGTCCGGTGTTCGGGTAGGTGCTCGACACCACCGGCCGGTCACCTTCGGAGTCGTAGCTGAAGGTGTCGAACTCCAGGAAGCGTGGCACGTTGCGGGCGCTGGCGTCGTCCGTAACCGGCCTGACCGCCGCGACCGTCGTCAACGCACCGGGGAGCTTGCCGACCATGAACCCGCCTTCAGTGATGGTTACGGGCGTACCCGGCAGGCGGTAGTAGACCGTCATGCGTATGTGGTCAACCTGTGCGATAGCACCAGCGTTGTCGCCATCAGCGGCGATGGCGGCCCCGAAGCCCGACGAATTGACAATCGCGGGCGTTAGGGTCGCGCCCCAAAGGTCTGCTGAACCGCCATAAGAGGTGTAAGCCTCCGAACCCGTTATCGGCCATTCGGTCGAGGTGTCGGCCTTGTTGTCCGAGATAGCCGTGGTGGAGGTCACGTAAAGGGAGGAGGTCGAGTCGTAGATCGTGTCAATGCCGTTGATCAGGACTACGGCTTCATCGGCCATGTTGTCGGTGGCGGCGGCTTCCGACTTTTCGATCTCTACCAGCACTCCCAGAATCTTGGCCGAACTCGGGACATTGAAGCCGAAGGTGTGGACGGCCAGGAGGGCGGATGTGTTGGTCCCTACGGTTACGGTGGCCCTGGAATCATTAGACGTGAGGGCGTTGGTCGGGTTCGTCCAGACCGTCCCGAGTTGAACCGCGTCCAGGAAAGCCACCGCCGAGGCCCCGCCCGGACTCTTGGCCCCGGTGTTCTCAGTAGAGTTGGAGGTGTTGTCGATGTCTTTCGTTTCGGCCAGGACAACCCGCTTGAGCGTCGTGATCGGGATCGAGTCGGTGGACTTGGCGTAGAAGATGCTCGTAACGTCGCCATAGCGGCCCCAGAATGGCACATGGTCCAGCCCGGCGGTGTTCAGGTACTCCATGCCCCAGATCAGGTCGTTGGAGTCGCCGTAGGTGACAAGCTCGGTCTTGGTCAGCGGGTTCGCGGTGATGTCCGTAACCCCGAAGATGTCGTTGGTCTGGCCGTTCGTGGCGAAAGCCAGGTAATCGGCCGAGTTCAGCCGGATCGGCCTGACGGCGGTGATCGAGTTTGTAAGCGCCGCCCCGCCGGGGGTCACGTCTCTAAGGGCAGGATTAGAGTCCGAAGTCGCGGCCAGGATGTACTTGTCGATCCCCACGCCGAAGCGGAGCGCCGACTGGCCACCGTTGAACTGCCAGCCGTGGACTCTGAGGTTCGCCGCCGCGTAGCCGGATGCATCGACCGAAATCAGGCTCGATTGCGTGGTCAGGACGTAGGGTAGGGCGCACTCGCCGGGGACGTGCGTCTGTAGGCCCTCGTTGTATTCTTGGCGGTTGAGGTCGCGGCGCCAGTCGCCCCTTCTCTTGAACAGGCCCCCGGAGAAGTCGGCGATCTTGGCCGTGACATAGCCGCGCTGGTCGGAACGCTGGCCTTCCGGCCCCGAGCTCACCCCCTGAGGGTTGCGGGAGTAACGGCGCTCCACCACCGCGAAGGCGGGGATCGCCTTGCCGGCGAACTCGACCAGCTCCGCGGGCCTGGATGTGTCGGGCTTGGCGGGGGCCTGTACCATTAGCTAAATGAGCCCTCCAAATCCCCCGGACTTTCCCCCGGGGAAGAATTGGTTCAAAGCGTCTTCAAGATTGAAGCCGAATCCCTCAGCGCCGACGACATCCTCTGGGGCCGCTGGTGCGCCCACGCCACTAAGAGGCTCCAGCTGACCGCCACCGAGGTCAACGGCCCCGGACTGCACCGTGAACGCGCCCTCAGGCGTGGCCACGATCTGCTCTACCGAAAGCACCGTCCCGGCGGCGGCCTCTTCTCCCAAAGGGAGGGCACCACCCTGGATCGTGGGCGCGAAGAGCATGGATTCAATCCTCACGCCGTTGGCAAGAAGGATCGAATCATCAGCCAGCCGGTCAAGGTTTGTGATGCCTGGAAGCTGAGGCGGCGGCTGGTGGCCTGTTGCCACGTCGTAAGCGGCGGTCCCGATCCTGATTACTGGCACTGTGCTATCCTTTCGCCTATGCCAATCGACAAACTGGTGGTCGCGTATGTCCGGGGCTTCCGGTTCGTGTTCGTGCCCTTGATGGCGCTGCTGGTGATCGCCGTCATCGCGGCCTCGGCCGTGTCCTCAGGTGTCACCCTGGAACCGACCCCCACGCCTTGCTTCAACCCTCGCGCCGAGGGCACGTTCAGCCTGGAGAGGGCGCTGGAAGACACCTTCGGCGTAAAGGAAGGCGGCTCCCGCAAGGGGCTCTTTGAAGCGCCGCGCATCTGTCCGTAGCTCATATCCGTCTCCCGCCGATTGGTCCTGACCACCGCTCTTGCGGCGGTTCCTCGGTGCGGGCATTGGTCTTGGCCTTGCGTTCCTCACGGTCGGCAATCTCAGCCAGTGCGGGGAACTTGTCCCTGTAAGACAGGCCGAGATAGACCTTGACCTTCGCCACCAGTTCATCCTCCGGCACCGGATGAGAAGTAGTGTCGTCAGAGAAGGTGGCGATGTCCGAATAGGGCCTTAGCCCCACCAGCCACAGCGGGTGCTCGGTAAGGTTGGCTTCCGCGTGGCCTTGCTCGGTCAGCTCGATTGCGTAAGGATTGGCCTCGCCCGGCCGGCGGATATAGCGGTAGTGGACGCCTTCCTGGAGCGCCTCCAGCGTCTTGGAGAAGGCGTACCAGAGGTTTGTGTCCTTGGAGGTGTGCCACCTGGCCTTGCACACGGCGCGAAGGTTGAATCTGTGGTCGATCCACGAAGGCAGACGGAAGATGTAGTCCTCCGGCCGGACGATGCCAGCGCAGTCCCAATCGATGTCCGCCGTCGATTCCGTGCCCTCCAGGTCAAGCTCTACTCCTTCCACGGTGGAAGAGCCCGCGTAGAGCTTGGCCCCGTACACGAACTCCTCTTCATCGTGCGAGAGGGTATCGAGCGAGTTGTTAGCGCTGTCCCGGAGCCTGAGCACGCCGGTCCCCACGTCGGCCTTCCAGACGCCGAAGAAGAGCGCCTTGCGCGATTGCCCCAGCCTTACCACCCCGGAGCGGGTGTAGTCTCCCGCGCCGGCGTTGGCGACCGTCATGGCCTGGCGGCCCGAGAATACGTCCGCTGCGGTCGTCGTCTTGGTGTCGGTAGCGCCGCTCTCGGTCCAGTCCGTATCCGCGGCCGCGCTCATGTCGTAGTCCGTAGGCCCATGTGCCAGGGGAATCTCGAACTCCGTGAACAGCTCGGCCAGCGCGTCGTTGAACAGGCTGTTGATGTGGTTCGGGTCTACCGAGAGGATGTAGGCCGTGACGCCGGTAAGGGTCTCGTTGTAGTTCGGGCCATCGGTGGTGATCGTGGTCGTACCACTGGAGACTGAGACAGAGGCGATCATGCGTACCTGGTTCGCGCTCGCTCCCGAAGGGAAGTAGAGCCAGTATCCCGTCAGTCCTTCAGAAGCAACTGCCGCCCGTGCCACTCGGGGATCGGTTGTGCTCGCGGTCAGGCCGCTGGCGGTGGCCGTGGCCGTGATCTTCCAGCCCATCCCCCTACAGCCGGGTTCGTCCAGGAGTTGATCTCTGGCATTGCCTCTCGTTGTCATCGGGGCCTCCCCTCAGGCGGCGCCAGCCCAAAGCTAGGCCGAGCCAGCCCTGTCCCCGCCGGCGCCAGCCCGCCATCGCGTTGGTGCAGGCCCGTGGACAATGCGGCCAAATTTCCAAAACCAGAAATGGGGTGAACCGCTGTGATAACACCTTCGAGGACAGCGGCCGTAGCTTCGGCAACTACACCGCTGACCGTGACGATGCGGACGGCCGAGACCGTAGCGGGCAGGGTGGCGGCATCGGCGAGCGCGACCTCGGCGGATATGGTGCGGGCGATCTGTACCGAACCGGCAAGGACGGCGGCTGAGGCCGTGGCCACGGCGCCCGCGATGCTGACGGTGCCAACGGCGGTGATTACAGCCGCGAGAGCGGCTGCACTAGCCGTAGCCACGACACCCGAAATAGTGGTGCTGACCGGCGGGGCCGCCGCCTCGATCTCAAGCGCGATGGCGATCTCGCCGTTGCTACTGGCAAACGTCATGTCTACCGTGGTGTCGTTAAGCTTGTGCTCGGTTTCGTGCCGGGCCGGGTTAGTGCTTGCAACCGCGTGGAGCCCCGTAAAGCCCGAGCCAACGGTCATATCGTTGTCGTCCTGGTACTGGTAAAAGCCGCCGTAGGCCATGTTGTTGGCGCTGCCAAAGGCGGCAAGGGTGACTGTCATAGAGGTATCGGGACCGGAGCTGGAGGCGCTAGCTGACTGGACAACTGCCGCTGAGCCAAGCACATCATCGTAAAAGTTGGCTACCGACCAAAGGCAATAGGATTGTGTATTAGAGCCGAAGTCAATCGTTATCGTCCCCGATTGGTTTGAACTGACCTTAGCGCTAAAGACCGACATACGGGTAATAGTCCCGGATGCCTGGTTGCGAACCAGCGTCCAGGTCACGCCGGTCTGGGTCACGGTAGGAGCAGCGCTGCCAGCCCCTCGCGCACAGACGAAGAGAAGGTTGAGCCGGTCGGCGGTCAGCGCCGCCGTGCCGGTAACGTAGGAGGTCGCGTCCGTTTCACTGACGCCCGATGTGACATTACCTATGGCAAGCGTCATCTAAGTTGGCCCGCCATCGCCTATGGGAACCCAGTAGCGTCGGCTGGAGTGATGGAGGCAATGCCGGAGGCGTTGTAGGCGATGGTGAACGTCCCGCCGCCGGACGCGGTTTCGTCCTGCCCGAAGTCTATCCACCACAACAGCGGGTCAGTAGCCGAAACCCCCGGTGTTACGTCACAGTGCACCAGCCGGCGACCCGTAAAGCCCGAGCCCGAAGACGTCCATACCGTGTTCGCCGCGTCGAAGGTGCTGACGTTAAGCGTGTTGTCATGCGTCTTGGTGCCCAGCATTTCGCCCGTGCCGGTCCCGTTCTCAGCCGTGTAGCCGTTGGCGGTCGAAAGCTGGTTCGTGATGTCGTTGTGGTAGTCGTGGGTGTCCTGGTTGGGCGAATAGGTATTCGTCGTCAGGATCGATGCGATGTTGTCGGCCAGGAAGTCAATTTCCTTGTCGAAAGCGCTCTCGAAGGCTGCCACGAACCAGAAGGCGGTTACTGCCAGTTGATTTGCCTCTCTCTCTGTGCTACGAAGCGGTGCCCGCAAGGGAGAACACGAGACGCGCCTACTTCGCGGTGCTTCCTCATTGCCCGACCTGCACCTGTCATTGACCTACCTGTTTGACGGCGCTATCGGCTGCGGCCGGGACGGCTTGGATCGTGACTGACTTGAATTCGGGCACCTGATGAACTCTCAAGCCCCTCACGACCTTGCGCCACTTGCGGAAGCAGGCTTCGGCGTGGGTTGTGAACAGCTCCCAGTTCATGGTCTTGCCGCAGAATGGACAGTTGTGATTGACGGCGTGAGGGTCGAGCATCTTGCCCTTGAAGGTGCGGGCAAGCATTTCGTTAGGGTCTTCCTTCGGCTTGTCCGGGTCCATAAGGAAGATGTTGGCCCGGTCAAATCGAGGGAAGCTGGCCCTCGCCACGGCCGCGTGAATGACAACTGATTTTCGCATCTACTTTTTCTTGACCTTCTCCGGCAGCTTCTTACCTTTAGAGGCGCTGTCCCATTCCTTGACGTTCCTGGCGCCGCCAAGCGCCTTCCGCCCCGAAGGTGTGTGACCCCAGCGCCTCTGGGCCTTGCTCTTGAAGGGCATCAGTATCCTTTCTTGTGCGCCTTCTTCATCTCGGAATCCTTCATCATGTGCCCACCGGGCATCTTGTGCATGTCCTTCTTCATGGGCATCTTTGTAGGCTTTGCAGCCTTCTTCTTAGGCATTGGTTACCTTTCCTTTCTCCTCACTTCAGCCATTGGCAGGTAACGGTGTAGGTCAGGCTGTCGGCGTCCGCGTGGGTAAAGGTGAAACGCCCCACGCGGGGCATAATGCTGCCGTCCACCTCGGTAAAGTTGCCGTCCGTAGCCCCTGGGTAGATCAGGTAGTCAGTAGTCGCCACGCTGGAAATAGCCACCGCGGCCGTCCAGATCGCTTCCCATCCACCGTTGCCGTCCGGCACCTCAATCGCGGGCGTGACCACGGCCGTATCGGTCTCGGCCGTGGACTCGACGATCAGGATGATCCCTTTGTAGTTGGCCGCGTTCGTGAAGTTGATGGAGTGAGTGGCCGTGGTCGCGGTCAGGGCATAGATTGTCTGGACACCCGGCATAGCCTTAATGCTTGCCACTGCTTACTCCTCCTTCGGTGGCCGGCCCCGCCTCGGCGCCTCGGCAGACTTCCCGGCCAGGGCCAGCATGGCCTCGGTCTGTTGGGTCTGGAGCTGCCGATATTCAGCCTCGCGCTGCTCGTTCAGGTGTTCTTGCAATTGCCGCCATTCGGCCTTGTGCCGGTTCTCGGCATGGGTGCGCTTGGAGCCGTTGTTAGCGAGGTGGGCGGCCGAACAGGTGCGCGTGACGCCGAGCTCATTCAGCACCGCCCTCTCCGGACTCTCCGGGTGCAGGAAGCACTTGACGTTGTTCACCCGCCGCTTGGGGGCCTTGCTCTTGTCAGCGGTCCACATGAAGGAATTGACCGCCGCCTGCGCCTGATAGCGCGGCAGTGTGACTTCCTCCCCCGACTCCATCGACCAGATCGTCACCAGCTTCCGGCCCGGTGACCATTCGGTGAACTGAATCTCCTGCTCCTCGTCCTTGTCCAGGTTGCCGAGCTGGGTCCTGAGGTCGCGGGCCGCCTCTACCCGCTCGATCCAACGCTGGTCTGTAGGTGCTGATGTCATGGGAAACTCCTCTTTCCTGTGCGGCGTGCCCGTTCGTCAAACCAATCTCGGTGTGTCGTCTGGCGCGAGTAGCCGTTTCTCTGCTTGGTTAGGTGAGGCCCAAAGACGCTGGCATTCCTGATCGCTGCGAGGGCCTCTTCGTCGTACCTGATCGCGTCCTGGATGAGGGTGCTGCCCTCTTTCATCTCCAATGCCCGCCTGTACCAGCGCAGGTCATGGCGGTGGTCTTCCGACATTTGCAGCATTAAACCCACGGGGTTTTCACCCTCGACGCTGGGCACGAACAAGGGCGGAATCTTGCCCGCGTATTCGTCGTCCCGGCCGTGGTTGATGCTCGCCCAAATCAAGGCATCGCCGCGCCTCACCCTGATCGTGGTCACGAACCCGCCAGGGGTCTCCTCGACCTTCATCCCCCAGGTCGGTTCATCGGGCGAGAGGATGTGCGACCAGGTTTCAACCACTAGCCACCTCTGCCTTCAGCCGATCCCACTTCGCCTGGTCGATTACTTCCCCACAGCGCTGGCACTTGTCTGTTAAGATTCGCATCGATGGAACCCTCCAAGCCGGACTACGGTATTCTTCGGCGCCGCTACCGCCAGCGATGGCTCACGATGATGCGCCGTTTCTATGGCCCTGAATGGTGGCGGCTGTATCTTCGAATTGCCCGTGAGCTGCGCCGATCCCAGAACGGCCGCACCGATTACTTGGCCCTCTTCGATTCCTTCGGCGCGGATTCTCATCGCCTTCTCCCGTAGAGATAGCCTCCGCAGCGGACGCAGTAGTCGCCCAGCCTGAGAGCAGGCGAGTGCCCGACCCTCCGGCAGACAAACAAGCGTCGATAGAGTCTTGCCAGCATCAGACCTTCCTGAATGCTCCGGATTCCACCAGCGCTTCGGCGTCCTCAGGACTGGTGTTGAACTCATCGCCAAGGGTGAAATGCACTCCCTTGACCCGCGTGTCCTGGACGCAGACGACGCGCACGCGCTCAGGCGTGGACGCCGTTGCTGCCGGCTGCTTCTTTGGCTTTGTCGCCATCGCTTTCCTCCTGTTTTGGTTGGTCCTCTACCTCCCAGCCCGTCTGGTTGAGCACAATCTGGGAGGGTATGACTTCACCGTTTCTGACCTGTTGTAGGAGCTGCATGGTCGAGGCGAAGAAGCCACGAAGCTCCTGCATTTGCTCGGCCTGCCGTCCAAACATTTCGTAGATGTTCATGCAACCACCTGGAGCACTCTGGCCGAGTTGTGGGTGATCTCTACCCTCAAGTCCTTGTCGCTCGGCGGTTCCGTCAAGGAATCGATCATCCTGAAGTCGTAGGAGCCGCCGTGCCGCAATTTCGGCTTGGCCGCGATGTGGATCGGCAACCCTTTGGCCCGGTAGCAGAAAGCCCAGTCTTCCGACAGGTGCTCCCATCCCCGGTCCGTCTCTACGACCAACGGTGTGAACACTGGGTAGAAGTTCTGGATTACTAACGGCACCTGCTTGACGATCTCGTTCACTACGTCCCTGTGGATGGCGATGAAGCCTGTCGGTACGAACGTCGCCGGTATGAGGCGGTCTTCGCCCACGAGAAAACGGCAGGGTTCCGCCATGTGAAAGGTGTGACCGGCACTGAACCCGCGCTTGGGATAGAGGCCGGCAACAATGCCGTGAGTCTCAGCCGCCTTCTCCGCGATGTAGCGAAGGTCGCCTTTCTCCCACTGCATGTCGTGGTCCACCATGAGCATTACGTCACCCGCATCCCTGTCGAGCCAGAAGTGAGTTGCCGCGTTGCTACGGGCGCGGTCGATCAGTGCATCGTCCTGGGCTATCCCATGCACGAGTTCGGGCCAAGTGCGGGCCTCTTCGGAGACACAGAGGTGTGTCCTGCCGTTGAGACCCGCATAGGCGAAGACGTACAGGGTTGCCTTCATCGTTCAGCTCGTCGCAAAAACCAGCCCACCGACCGACTGGTCATAACGCATGTAGATCGCCGTGCCGGAGCTGTTGAGAAACTTCCAGAGCAAGGACTGGTCGGTATTGGATACCGTGGTCAGCACGCCCCTTGAGTCGATGATGGTGTCGAAGGACTCTGACGATTGATTGGTAGCGGAAGCCCCGAGGACGGCCGCCATCTTGACGACCGGCCCAGACACGCCTTCTTGCTGACCAAAGAACAGGTAAGAGCCAGCTGGAGTGACGGGGTTTCCCGCTGTCAGTGTCGAGCCGTCTTCCACCTGAACCTTAGAACGGACACCGGCCTGATAGGTGATCGTGCCCGTGTAGGCCGAGCTGTTGATGTTGATCTCGCCCGTCACACCAAAGGCAGCGGAGATGTTGCCCGTAGAAGTGGAAGCAATGTTGGCTCGCCCATTGATGCCTTCGAGCGTGCCTATCGCAACCGCGGCCGACTGGCGGGCCGTGACCTCCATGCCCGAGAGGGTGGCCGAGTTGGCTACACCCTGGCGCACTTCTAGGAAGATGCCACGGCGAGTCGAGTTGCCAGTCTCGGCGAACGTCCAGCGAAGCTCCCACATTTCTCCAAGGGTGTAGGAGTCGGGGATCGTAATCGCCGCGCCAGCGTGGGAGCTGGTGCTGATGCGCCCGTTCTCATCGAAGATGTAGGGCGCTACCCCTGAAATGAGCTGGCCGGCGGACTGGTCCTCAGCGCGTAGCTGCAAGACGCCCGTGACGTTGGCGCCGGACGCGACCGACCTGCTCCATGTGAATCCTCTGCGTGCCATTTGTCTCTCCTTCCCCGATTAGGCGGGGACTTGAAAGGAAAGAGGGGGCGGGGAGCCCCCTTTCCCTACTACGCGGCCCAGTCGCGGTTGCCCTTCGCGGCGAAGTAGTCTACTTCGTCCAGGGTGTCGCCGGTCGAGGCGTCCACCATGAGCAGGAGCGGGTAGTACAGCGCCGTCTGGTCGAGCGTGCCGGCCTTCATGTGCGCGATGAGGGTCAGACCCTCTTTGTTGGCCATCGACGTGTGCCCGAAGTAGCCCCTGGCAGCGCCGTCCGGGTCGATCTCAAGCCTGGCGATGTAGTACGAGTCCGCGGTCAACGTGGCGTTACACCTGACACCGAGGTCGCCCAGGGTGGTCGCGCCGCCGAGGGCGTACTTGAGCGCCGCCGTGGTCGATTCCGTACCGTCGAGCGATGAATGGAACCTGAAGTCGTCGGTAGTGGCCGTAGAGTCGGCGTAGAAGCCGACCACGTTTCCGCCGTTGTTCGAGGTCAGGGTCGTGCCCGAAAGTGTGAACGGGTTAACCGTCTCCGAGAGGGACACGGTTTCCTGCCACCCGACGAAAATCTGGAGGTCGGTCGCGGAACCCTTCTTGAACCGCGCCTCCATAGCAATCGGACCGTTGGTCGATGGCTGGAACACCATGCCGGTCGTGATGGCGATACCATCACCAGCACCGGCCGCGCCTGAGAACGAGCCCACCCCCCCACTCTCATCGACAACGTTGACCCAGGCCACGTCGCCGCTGATCGCGATCAGGGTGAGGTCGTTGTAAAGCGTGCCGCCCGTGGCGTCCGAAATGGTGGCCGAGGCCTGGTAGCCGGCGAAGTCCTCGAAGATGGCCAGACGCCCGTAGGCAGATTGAATGTTGGGCATTTCTTACTCCTTGGGGGTCCTCCCCAAACTAGGAACTAGCTGGTCGGCGACGTGGCATCGCTGAGATGCCGGTAGCAGAAGACCTGCGTAGTCCCGGACGTACCGGACTTGTTCTCCGCGAAGGCGAACTCGTCGGTCAGGGAGATCACGTCCGCGCCACCACCGAAGTAGATGTCGCGGTCGGTCTCTCGCTTGAGGGACATGCCCATGACTGAGTACACGCCTTCACGGGCGTGGGTGGCGCCGTTGGCGTCCGGGGTCGAGTCCACGGCGATGTTGCCGTCCTCGAACACCATCGAGCCTGACACCTGCCCCTGGAAGCCGTTGCGGAAGACCTGCTCGGTCATACCGGCCGGGATGGCGTAGGTGCCGATGGCCGTGACCTGTTCCACTTGCAGGTCAAAGATTTGGAAGCCGTGCAACACCGTGGAGACCGGGGTCATGGCCGGTTCCGTGGTGTTCGACCGGGCGTTGGCCACGGCCGCCGAGATGTAGCCGGAGGCCATCGGCTGACCCGTCCCAGGAGAGTTGGTGGTCGCGAAAGTGGTGAACGTGGCCAGGTAGTCCTTGTTCTTCTTGCGCTCCATCGCGTTACCGGCCGCAGGCCCCATCAGGGAGGTCACGTTCTTGGAGACCTTGCGATAGGTCTTGTCCGTGACCTTGATGATCACCTGGGTCATCTGCGGTTCCGTGGACTGGACCGAGCCGGAGAACTGCTGGAAGTTGCTGTTTGTCTGGGTCTCTGTGATGTTCTCGGCGTCGATCTGGTTCAGCGTGTACCAGTTGAACTCATCGCCAGTGCCTTCCGGCTGGCGCTTGACTGTGGTAGTGCGCTCCCAAGTGCCGCTCTTCTGCTCACGAATCCGGCGAGCGTCCGCGTAGATGGTGGGCAGGGCATTGCTCAGGGAGCCACTGGTGGTTTCACCTGTCGCCATGTCTTACTCCGTTACTGACCGCGCCTGCGGTCGAGAATTGCGTTGACTGTTTCGATGGGCGTGGCTGGGTCAAGCAGCAACTCATCGTCACTCTTGTAGTTCCCGCTCCCGTCACGCCGGCTCTGAGGTGAACCCTTTGAGCCCTGGGACAGGTACTTGTCCGGGTTCTCAATAAAGCGCTTACGGGCCTCACGCAAGGCGTCCTGGGTGCGCTTGGCAGCCTCAGCTTCAGAGACAAAGCCCTTGCGGGCCTGCTCCTGGCGCGTAGGCTCCATCTCGTCCAGGGCCGCGGCCAGCATCTCGCGGGTGCTGCCAAATCGACGGCGCAGAAATGCCTCACCCTTCTCGGGAGAAGTCTTTTCGGCAATCTCCACCGCCATCTGGCCTTTTACGCCTTCCGCGAAGATGCGCTGGTATACGCCGTGCGTGGTGTCGAAATAGCCGCTGATGAGCTGGGCTTTCTCGTCCGGCGTGTAATCGTCGGAGAGAGTCACCTGTCGCGCTGCCTGCGCCGCCTGGATGTAGAAATCTCGGGCGGCTTTCAGGCGCCCTGTTTCCTCCGCTTCGGCGGCGCGTTCGCGCTGCTCTTTCTGAGTCCGTTCCAGGACTTCGCGCCCAGCGGCCTCACGTTCGGCCTTGATACGCGCTTCTACAGCAGCCGCTTCCGGGTCGCTGTCTGTGCCTTCAGCGTCAGGAGACTGTACCGGTTCGGCCTGGGACTCAGGGACATCCGACATCAACCCACGGTCGATGCCGTCAATACCTGGGTCTGTACCTTCTCCGGCCTGGGTTTCCGTGGCCTCGGTCTGGGTTAGCTCCGGTGCATTTGCGGTAACCAAAAGAAAAGGCCCTCAAGCTGGTCCGCGCTTAAGGGCCTCGACGCGGTGCTGGGGCCTCGGTGGTCTATTCGATTGGCGCTAGTTTAGCACAATTCCGTCCTCTATTTCACGGATGTTGTAAGACCCGCAACGCGGGCAGGGAAGGAATAGCGTAGCCTTGCCCTCAATTGCGGCGCGAAGCAAGAGCCGCCGCTGGCCGTTCGGCATACAGGCGCTCGACCAGCAGCGCACTTCCACCACCGCGGCAATCATAGGCTCAGGCTTCGCCACCGCTACCATCTCTATGCGGCCCTCAGCGGGTCGGCTTTGTGCATGGCCTTCCTCAGCATCCTCAGCGGGTCACGGCGCATGTCTACCGGCAGCATCACCATTGGCGCCGCGAACGGGTCCAATCCCATTCCTCGCTGTTGATAAGCCTGTAAGCCCGCCTGCTCTTGCATCCTGCCCATCTGGGGGTCAGGAGCGCCGCCGAACGCTATCTGTTCGCCTGGGGAAGCAGTGCCGTAGGGGATACCCGAAGCCGCCCCTTCGAGCACGATAGGCTCAGGCAGCGTCAGCATCCCAGGGTTCGCGAAGGAAGCAATGCCCCGCTCGCGGTAGGCGTCAAAAGGCAACCGTGATGGAGCCTCTCCCGCCGTACTCATACCCGAATCCAGCCCCGAGGTGTTGCGATAGGGGACGCCCCGGATCAGGCCCAGGATCAGGCCTGTCAGCTCCGGGCCAAGTTGGGAGAGGGTCCGAGCCATCTGCTGGACGGCTGTCGGCGGCGTGCCCGCTATAGGCGTCCCCGGCCGCCAACTGAAGGTAGACAGGTCCGGGTTCGACCGCAAGAAGCTGGTGAGGTACTGGGCCGTCCGCTCCTCCTCACGCTGCTCCCTGGCCGCTCGGTACGCCTCAGCCTCTGCCCTGCCTCGCGGCCGGTCCAGTTCCGACTCAGGCTCAAGCGGCTCCGCGAACGGTGTCTCGCCCCCTGGAAAGACCAGGTCAAGCAGCTCGTTCCAGTTCGCGGCGGGGAAGGCCCCAAGCCTGCTATCCATGCCGCCTGGCTGAGAAAGGGCCGTCCGCAGCCGCATGGCCGGCGTGTTACGCAGAGGGTCCTGGCCGATGATTGCGGGATTCGAGGTCGCGGTGGCCTGGGCCCGTTGCTGGGGAGACCTAGACGGGGCAGCGGGCTCCTCAATGTCGGAAGAGGCCGAGGCCGCGGGAGAGCCACCCAGGGCCGCGATCAAGGCTGCTATCTGTGGGTTCTGCTGGGTGGCCGGCGATCCTATCTGCATCGAGCCCGGCAGGGCAAAGCTGGGCAGGTTGTCGAGGTTGTAGAAGTCCCGGGCCTGAATCCCCTCGTAACCCATAGCGCGGCCAAAGGCGTCAGCCACGGGGGCGGGATAGCCAGGGGCCGCCGCGAATGGGTCGATACCGCCGCCTCTCACCTGGCCCTGGGCGGAACCCGAGGGAGTAGGGTAACCCGCCGTAGCCTGTCCGGCTCCACCGGCTCCCTGGCCTTGCTGGGCGAAGCGCTTGAAGAAGGCCGATAGCTCCTGTGCCGGGGTCAGCGGCGCGGACGGTGCAAAAGAGCCACCTGTAGAGGTGACGGCGCCTTCCTGGAAGGGACTCGCGGCCTGGCCGGATCGATAAGCCTGGACCTGGAGCAAGGCCTGGAGCCAGGCCGGCAGGGCCTCGACTTCGACCGCGCCAGGCTCGGCAAACGAGCGCATCCCGCCCATCATGCGGCGCATCTTCTCCTCCATGGGCATGTCCACCATCGCACTGCCCCCGGAGGCGAAGGACGGCAATCCCTCTCGGTCGATCTTTTCGAGCGCAAAGGGATCGACCTCGCCCCGCTGGTTCTTGGGCGGGCCGTAAAGCTGATTCTGGTATCCCTGGAAACTCGGGTCCTCCAGCGGGTCAACGGTCATGCCCGCCTCGGCCAGCATGCGTTGCAAGTACGCGGCTACCTTCTTAGGGTCGGTGATTTCAGCCGGCACCCTGGGCCTCAGGTACTTGATCAGCTCGGCTGCGGAAGCGATCTGATCCGCCGTCATGTTCCGCGGTGAAATCATGGCCTGGCCGAGTATCGAAGAATCGTAGCCGCGCTGCCCACCTGAGATGCCCGTATACTCGATGGCCTTCCGGCGCATCCAGGCGGCGTCCATGATCTCGCCGAAGCCCGTCGAGGTGTTGCCTTCAACCGGCGTGCCGTCCGCCGTATACCCCTTGCCCGTATCCGGGTCGATGCGGGCCACGAATGAAGGGATGTAGATGTTCTTCGAAGGATCGGCCCCAATGACCTGCCGGTCGCCCGCGTTCGTGCGGCCAATCGTGCCCGGCGTGCCAGTGGCGAATGGATCGATCCCTTGGCCCGCAAGCCCCGGCACCTGGATTTCCCGGCCCTGGGAGGGTGTGCCCTTAATGGCCGAGATCGTGTCCATCGTCTCTTCGAGCTTCGTGCGCTTGCGGGCAACCGGTGCCGCTTCCTCCGGCTCCAGGTCATACTCGGGCGTGCGCGTCAGCGCCCCGTTCGCGGCCTCACGGTAAGCCTTAGTGCCCTTGTAAACGATGTCCTTGGGCGGCTTGGTTGAGCCGCCTGAAGAGCCCGTACCGCCGAGGTCGTTGTCCGCGAACGAGCCCTCCAGGCTCTGGCCGGTGTCGCCGTTGACGACGTAGAGCGAGCCATCGGCCCGCTTGTACATCTTGTACGAGACACCCTTGATCGTCTTGGTATCGACCAGGGTATCCTTTGCATTCTCATGGCCGGCAGCCTGAGCCTCTGGAGACTTCGGATCGGGATACAAGTTGCTTAGGTGAGGCATGGCGGGATGCCCTCCTTCTTTACCTGATTAGCCACCTTACAAAATCCGCGATGATCATCGCTGTGAGGATCACGATAGGCGTGAGAAAGAACGCCACCAGGGCATAGGCGCCGAGCTTTTGACTGGTTTTGGGGTACTTCACCGCGCTCCTACCTTCTGTCGCTTCTCGATTTCTTCGACCAGGTACTTTGGCGGGGAAGTCCAGCCATGATAATTCCATTTGAGCAGTAAGGGCACTAGCTCCTGGTGCTGGGCAAGGTAGACAGACCGGGAGATGCGTTCCATTTCTGCCAGCGAAAGGCCGTTCTGGAGCGGCTGGTCCCACAACTCGTCTACTGCCTCCTGGGCTTTATTAGCAGAGCTGCCGTTAGACACGGCCCGCTGGATCAGCAGCTTCTTGAGGTCGTCCATGCTCTTGGCCTCGTCAGCCTTCAGGCCCGGCGGCAACGTGGGGGCAATGCGTTCCCAGACCTGGCGCTCGTTCTCCCAGTAGGGTTCAAGGGTCTTGCGGTCCTTCTCTAGCTCCTCATGCTTTGCGGTCAGCGGCTTGCCAGGGCTGACATCTTCCTTTGTGTAGCCGGGATGATCCGTCTCCCATTGCGTCAGGAGTTCCTTGTAGCGGTCGAAGTTGAATGCTCCCGTCGCCGTGCGGATGGCCGGGTCGTCGAACATGGCGAAGTAGTCCTGAGTCGCCTTTTCGGCGCCGCTCAGGTTATCGCGCTTGGCGAGCTCCTTGAGGATGCTATCCATCTCCGGTGTCTTGCGACGGGCTTCGGCAGCCAGAGCAAGCTCTTCCTCGATGGCGTCGAAGCTACGGCGGGCATCGCCGCCCGACATGCCTCCCGATGCCATCTCGCGCTCTACGGCCTGAGCTCGCCTCACGGCGCTGGCCCGCTCCTCTTCGTCGATGATCTTGTACTGGGCATAGGTGCTGCCCGCTTGCGCCGCTTCCTCGCCGCGCCGTTTCAGCTCCTCGATAAGCGCTTGATTCTGTGGCCGGCTCTCGATCTCCTTCTTCTGGGCCGGGGTGGCTTCGCGCCAGTTCTCGATAGGCTTGCCATTCTTGTCTTTCAGGCCGGACTCTGCCGCCATTCGGTCGCGCACCATCGCGTTCGTCTCGGCCCTAAAGTTCAAGCCCGTACCTTGCGCAGCTTGGGCATACGGACCCAGCCGAGCCTCGTTATCGGCTATCCAGCCTTCCAGGGCAGGGAAGCGCTTGAGGAGCAGGCCGGATAGATGCTGTGCCGGGATTGGGGCGGCAACATCGGAAGCAAACTGGCCGATTCGCTTCTTCGCGGAATCGAGAGGCCGGTCAAAGAAATCCTTGCCTCGCGCCTGGTTGAACACCGCCCGAGGAATCACGTTCTCACGCGCCTCAACGAAACTCTTGGGATCGAGTAGCCGCAGGGATGTATCCATCTGCATGAGCAGGTCAAGAGAGAGGTTCGTCCCGCCACGCCCCAAACCCTCAGCAATATCCGGTGCCAGCCAGCGCGTGTTGTACTGGACACCCAGTGGCCCACCGGGCTTGACGGGAGAGAGCCGGTCGTGAGGCAACGGCTCGCCTGTTACCGCGTAATGCATGACTTCGGCAGTCGCCGCCAGGAATACGACCCCGCCTGCCCAGTATTGCGCCCAGAGCTGCCGGTTCGGCCCTATGAACGTGCTACCCGTTGCCTTTAGAAACGACTCAGTTTCGTTCGTGCTGAAGATCGCCATCCGCGCCACTTCGGTCAGGTTGCGGTTGATGTGCCGCAACGCGGACTGCGAGCGCGGCAGCGAGGAGAACATCTTGTTCGCCTCGACCGCGATAGACGCGGCCAATTGCGCGTCAGTCCACTCGGGGTGCGCCCTTACAAGCGCTGGGGCGATGAAGTTCTGAACGGCGTTCTTCTGAGCCTGGGGGTAGACACCCTCGAACAGCCCGCGCTCCATCGCACCGTTGATACGATTCACAACACCGCGAGCGCGGCCGGCCGTGGCATCTTTGCTAGCTTCCAGCAAGGAATCGCGCATGGTCTTGTTGAACGCGCTCACGTCGCCGGTCGATAGTCCCTGCTTCGATATGAGGTTCCAGGTCAGACCGGGCCGCTCCTTCACCACCGGGACATTCGAGGTCAACGTGCGCTTGAGGTTCTGGCGCCATGTTGGACTGAGGTTGGCCCCGATAAGCTCACCTATCGACTTCGGCAGGCGGACGGTGTTCTTGACAGCGCTTACAGGCTTACCGTGAGCGAGGTCATTCAGCGCCGCGCCCATCGAGCTAAAACCCGTGCGGTTCGCGAAGTCGGCTTGCTGGAAGAATGAACCAAGTAGCTTTGTGCGCTTGGCTGCGTTGAAGGTGGAAGAAACCACCCCGTGAACATCGACCGGGCCGACCGTGCCCCAGCTCAGTTTGCGGCCAAACATCTGCTCAAGGACATTGGCAACGCCGTTAGGCACCATCTTAGGCGGGGTGAACCGGATCGCCCCGCCGGCGTCGACGTAAGGCTTGGGCTGAAAGACTGCCCCGGTAACGTCGGGGATGCGCCAGCCATCAGGCAGCGGGCCGACCACATCGGAAACCAAGCCTTCGCCTTTGAGGATGCCAAGGAGGCGTCCTTGCTCGCGGTATTCGGCCCCGGCCATCCGCCTGAGCGATACCATCTCGTAAGGGTTCCAGGTGCGCGGCTTGTAGCCGGCGTCGAGAAGCTCACTGAATGTCGCATCCACACGAGCCTTGACAAAAGCGGGCTTGCCACCAAGACCAGCGGGTCCGGGTCTCGTCACCTTCGGCTCTTGCCAGAAGCGGGGGAAGTAGTCGGGGTGTAGCTGGAACTTTGGGTCAAAGTCCAGCGTCATCGCTTCCTCTTGAGCCAGTAGTGTCTTGAGGTCATCAAACACCCCGGCCAGTCCTTCGGGTGCCTGCCCCTCGCCGTGTAGTGCTTTGTAGAGGGCTTCGACTTCGGGGGTCTTCGTGCCGGGAGATACGCCTGCCTGCCGGAGCTTCTGTACTCCTTCGCCAAGGTTCAGGCGCTCGATACGCGCCGCCGTCTCGATACCACCCTCGTACTGCCGGAAAGCGGCATCGGGCACGGACTCACCGGGGATAACGCCATCAAGGGCGCGGGCTGGGTCAGGCGGTGGCTTAATCCGACCCCCCGGCGGCACCGAGGGTGGGCCCGTCCCTCCTGTACCGGCCGGAGGTACTGCCCCGGCGGGCGGCTGAGCTTGGCCAGCCGCCACCTCAGCGGTAGATGCGCCCCGAGCGGCGGAAGGAGACGGAAGCGCGGACTCGGGGACAACTGAGGCTGCCGGAGCAGGCTTACGTGGGCGCCCCGCCACCTGGGGTGTAGGGCTGGTGAGTCTTGGGCCGATGCCCGGCACGTCCGCCGCGGCCGCTATCCCAGGGGCGGCCTCGCTTATCCGGCGTGCGGCTGTCCGGCCTACCTGTCCGGGTGTCGGGGCTATGGCCCCAGCCACACCGCCTGTGAGCCCGCCCAGGAGCGCCCCGGCGATAGGAGGTGCGCCTATCTCCCTAGCACCAGCGGCTCCAGCATAGCCGCCCGCCTCGGCTGCAACGCTTGACGCCAAGTAACGGCCCAGGCCGAGACTGCCTCTGCCCAGGAGGTTCGCGGCGAGGCCACCGCCCACCAGCGGCGCTCCAGCCGCGATAGGAAGGGCAGCGGTCAGGAACGGGTCCGAGCGCTCGTAGAGGTTGCGATAGGCTTCCTCGAACGTACCGAGAGCTTTGGACAAGTCGCCACCCGAAGCCTCCAAGCGGGCACGCGCAATCCTGGCAGCACCCGCGAGGTCTAGGTCGGGCTGCTTCTCCTGGATAGCCTGGACGAAGGCGTCGAACTGGCGTTGCTGCGCCCCTAGTTGTGTCTCCCTGCGCCCCTGCCTCACCAGGCCGGCCAGTTCCTGCCACTCGGGCGATGCGGTCTCAAGCCCCCCGGCCTCGTGGCGAAGCTGCAACTCCAGCAAGCGCTCCTGGGACGCGGGCCTACCTTCCTCGAGCGCCACGCGGTCAGCTTCTCTGGCGCTCTCGACCATCGGCGCTACCTGTGAACTGAGGTCACCTATGGCCCCGCCTGCCTGCGCGATGCCCTGGGCCATACCGGACACGCCCCGGAAGATGTCCCGTCCCGCCTGTGCCGCCTCACGCTGGCGGGCCTGCTCCCTGTACCAGTCCATCTCGGCGTCCGTGCCGGTCACCTGCTCGAAGGTGCGGCCGGCGGGGCCGAGCCTGGAAGCTTTCAGGCGCTCCTTCTCGGCTTGCTGACGGCGCATCTCGGCACGCACGGCCGTCTGAAACTCCAACTCCTCGGGTGTCACCATCTTCCCCGTCTCAGGGTCACGGACAAGGTACTTCTGGGCCCTCTCAATGAGAGGGTCCAGAAAGTCCGCTACCCGGTCGAGGAGGCTAGGCACTGGCGGATACTCCGTTCAGGGTCTGACTCACTTCTGTCATAGATAGCCTTCTCCGTACTCCTCGCCGTCCTTGCGCTCCCGCTCCCTGTAGAGCCGTGCGAACTTGACGCGGATGTCCTCGAAGATGCGCGGGATGGGGTAGAGCAGTATCCAAGGCTTGACGGGGATGGTCGGGAACACCCCTTGGCGCCAGCCCTCAATGTAGTCGTCCCTCAACAGGAGTTCGACCACCTGGATTCGCATCATCTCGTCCTCGGGCCAGCCCTGGACGATAAACACCAGCATCCGGTTGAGCCAC